GCGGCTTACGGACTGCGGCTTTTTTAGTTGCTTTTTTAGTTTGATTTTAAGCAGTTAAGTCAGCAAATAGTTTGTCATAAAATGCATCATAGCGTTTATAGTCTGCGGCTTTCATATAAGCATAAGCATCTTTAAGATCTTCATCTTTAGTTGTGCGTGCTTCGCGTACTTCTGCACAGCGTGGTTCAAACACTGCCTGTATCTTACCTATCAATGCCTGTGGCACTAGATTCTTAACCAAGTATTCATAAGCCTTAGGATCTACTGTTTCACCTGCGAACAAGGCATCTTCAAGCATCTCAAAATAAAGAATGTGTTTTTTAGCTACTTCATTCATGCGGTCTTGGATGGTAATCACCTTGACTTCTGTTTTCTTAATGTCTTTTTTATCATCAACTTCTTCTTCATCTGCACGCATTTCAAGCACGCGATGGACAGCATCAAGGATATATTCTACGTGTCGATCACGCAAGGGCATGCCTTGTGCATTGGCTTTGACTAAGGCACAGACTGTGAATGGGGTTAGGCTATCTGCTGAGCGTTGATAGCGATCAATGGTGGCTTTATCTAAGACGTGAATACCTTTGTCACCTTCGTGTTGACGAAGCCAGGCCACTACATATTTTTTAAGATCTTTAGTAGTGTAATAATAATTATAGTAGCGAAAACTATTACGTAGATGATGATCAAATTCTTCGTTTGAAAAAGCTAGAGCACGATCATAATCCCAGGTAGGTTCTTTGCCTGTATATTTTTCATCGCTAAAATTAATATTACTAACTTTAGCTTTCTTTTTCATTCCATCAATCTTGATTGCCATCGTGCCCTCTCTTGTTTATTCTTAATTATACAGGATTTTATTCTGCTGTCAACTGTTCAACCATATCAATTATACCACTTAGGCAAGTTGGGCAAAAACTGGCTGGCAATATACCTATGTAGCCCGTGATTCCACCTTCGTCATCAGTGTAATCACATTGACAGACTGAACACTGATGATATGCTTCTGCGCTAGTCAACGGCTCCGCCTTCTGATTCGACTATGGTTTTTTCTAGCTCACGCTTGACCTGTTTGTAGGCCGCACGTTCCATGCTGTCTAGATCATCCCAATTTTCTTCCATGCTGTTTAAAGCACCAAACAGATTGTGATGTCCATATTCTTCACCGTGCCATTGCACGATACTATAGGCTTCTTCTATTTCCATATATACAGGTGTTCCCATTCACTTCTCCAATCTAAACTTCATGAGGTATTTATTGGCTTCTGTTAAATCTTTAACTGGCTCTACGGTGTCCAACAACATCACATGGCGTGATAGCTGTAGGATCCGTTGGGCACGGAACAGGCGCTCATAACGGCTTTCGCCGGGATAAGGTTGGCTCCATTTGTAGTTCATTCTGTCTCCCTTATCGCGGATTTAAAATCCGTGTCCCATGCTGGCTCTGGTAAGTGGACAACAGGACCAACCATGATTTCTTCTAGGGTTTTACCGACAGGTGGTGCAGTATGTGTCACTGGTTTCCTAGTATAGTTCAGACTATAGATCCAGGCGAATACCACTACCCATACTACTATGATTATAGTAGACTTACTGTCCCATAGTTTTTTAATAAAATCATGCATTTAGTCACTCCTTTATTGTATGTATTATAGCATCTTTTGGTTAGTTTGTCAACCATTTAATAGCACACCAAACATCAGATACCGTTCATAATTGGCTATTTCCTCATTGATTTGAGTCAATAATTCTTGGTGTTTTTTGGTTTGTTTGCCTTGTCGACGACAATTAATTTCCTCTTCACTGAGCTTTTTAACCATACTACCTATAGCATTACTCATTTTCAGCATGTCACCGGTATAGCGTTTTAACTTATGTGCGGGTGCTTCTAGTGCTATCTGCACCTCTGCCCAATCTAAACTTTGAGTAATTTCAGCCATGATACAAGTATAACACATTTTGGTGTAGTTGTCAATGTCGATAAATACTAGATAATAGGATTCTGGAATGCCACGTTTAAGTTTATACAAGCCAACCAAAGGCAACGACGACCACTTTATTAACCGCACGATGAGTGAAATGTTCACCGTAGGTGGAGTTGATGTTTATGTTCACAAATATTTGGGTCCGTTAGCACAGGCCAACACCAGTGCCACAGAACCGGGTGGGGCTACTTCTATTACTGGTATACAGGATCTACTGTTCCTAGAAAACCGTGATCGCAAGTATGATACCAGTGTTTACAATATCCGCACTATCTATCGTATCAATGATAATGACTTTGATCTAACACAGTTTGGTCTATTCCTAACTGGTGATACCATGTTTGCTGTGTTCCATTATGATGACATGATCGACGTCATTGGACGCAAACTCATGGTAGGTGATGTGTTAGAATTGCCTAATCTCATCGACTATTATCCTTTAGATGAAGGTATAGGTGCTGCACTTAAACGTTTCTATGTCATACAAGATGCCAGCCGTGCCGCAGAAGGATTTGCAGCTACCTATTGGCCACATCTATGGCGTTGTAAACTACAACCGTTAGTAGATAGCCAAGAATACAAAGACATACTCGATAACTTACCAGCCACAGATAGTGGTGATAATACCAATACCCTGGGCGAAGTTATCAGCACCTATAACAAGTATATCGAAGTCAATGATGCTATAGTCACCCGTGCTGAACAAGATGTTCCTAAGAGTGGATATGATACTTCGATGATCTACACTGAGGTAGTTAACGAATATGGCTATCCTGTTGATCCTGGAGCGATTGATGCTAGTGATCTATCACCAGATGCTAGTTCAAACGTAGCAGATGCTAGTGCGCAGACGTTAACTTCGGCTGTTAAAGTAGAAGGATACTTAACCGGAGATGCTCTACCACCAAATGGTGCTACAGTAGCCGCAGGTATCGCTTTCCCAAATGCTCCAGGTCAAGGCGATTACCATCTACGTTTAGATTACATTCCTAATCGTCTATTCCGTTACGATGGACGTCGTTGGGTCAAAGTTGAGGATGCAGTGAGAACTAACCTAACGCCGGGCACAGAAAATCAAACACAATTAAGTGGCTTTATCAATGATACTAATCAGTTCATGAGTAATGGTGCGGCCTGGGATGGTATACGTATTTCAACTCCATACACACCACCAGCTAATGCGGCTACACTATCATTTACTCTAAGTACTAAAACAGTGGTTGTTAAAGTTCCGTACAACAGCACCTACGGTGTTAGAACTAAACTGGATGGATTACCTATAACTAACACGATTTCTAACAGCAGTGGTAACATAGCAGTTACTATCACTGGACCGTTATATCCAAGAAAACTAAGGATAACATCAGCTACAGCTACAGGTGGCAATGCTACAATCAGATTTGCGGATCAACCAACTACTCCATTTGTAGTTGGACAGACTATACAAGTTGCAGGTGTCACAGGATCAACACAATTTAATGGTAGCAAGATTGTCACTAGCGCCAATGCTTCAAGTGCCAGCTACACACTAGCAGGCAACCTAACTGGCACTGTATCAAGTGCTACGGTCGCAGATGGTAGCCCATTGCCAATTGGCAGCCTATTAGAATACACAGTTTACAGACATGTGATCAATGAACGTCAGGGTCTAAGTCAGGCTCTGCGTCCTTCAGCGGATAACTTATAATGCCTACAGCAAATCAACAGTTCTTTTATAACGCCCAGATAGAGCGATTCCTTGCACAGTTTATACGTATGGTATCAGGATTCCAAGTAGAATTTGGAGCCGACCGTGATGGCAATGTTACCTATCAGCGTGTACCTGTTTACTACGGTGATAGCAGTCGTCAGGTACAGACCATACTCAGCCAAAATACCGCTGGTAATATGTTACCCACAGTGCCGGCTATGGCTACTTGGATTAACAACATCACCTATGATCGTGATCGCGTACAGGATCCCACTTTCATTGGCAAGATGCAGATCAGAGAACGTTACTACAATGAAGACACCATGGAGTACGAGAATCGCCAAGGCAATGCTTTCAGTATCGAACGCCTAATGCCTGTGCCATATACTATTGAATTAAAATTAGATATCTGGACCAGTAATACTAAACAGAAACTACAGCTATTAGAACAATTAATGGTTCTATTTAATCCAGCATTGGAAATACAATCAACAGACAACTACATCGACTGGACCAGCCTAAGCGTAGTATATCTAGATTCACCAAATTGGACCAGCCGTAGCGTGCCAATTGGTACCGAAAATCCCATTGACGTAGCTACTTTAACATTTAAATTACCGGTATGGATCAGTCCGCCGGCTAAGATTAAAAAGCTAGGAGTCATACAGAAGATCATCGCTAACATACACGATAGCGATGGCAATCTCAGTGCTGATGTGATGAGTGAAGATAATCTACTAGGGCGTCGACAGTATTTTACTCCAATGATGTATGGAGTATTGTTAATCGGTAATCAGTTGACTTTATTAAAAATTAGCGAGCTCGAGACTCCTCGAGAACCTATGTTGAATACTACTGCAACAGCTGGTAATTTCATTGTTGGAAAAAGTTATATTATACAAACCGTTGGTAATACAAATTTTACTACTATTGGTGCTGCTTCAAATACAGTTGGTGTAGTATTTACAGCAACTGGCATTGGTTCTGGCACAGGTACTGCTGGATTAGCGCCAACAAAAATAGGTACCAAGGACATATGGCGTAGCTTGATCAGTATCTATGGTGAACTACAGAATGGTGTTAGCCAGGTCCGACTCTTGCAAGAAGATGGCCTCAATGAAGTCATTGGTACTGTAAGTTATCACCCCACTGATGATACCCTACTAATTTTTAATGTTGACATCGATACTAAACCTAGTAATACCCTTGCTCCGATTGATGCTATCGTTGACACGACGAAATCATCAGCAGTTAGCCTTGCACAATCTGCGGTAAATGGTACTAGATATCTTATCTTAAATGACATTGGTAGTTACGATAATGCTCCGGGTAATGATGCGCCAATTTGGCGTGGTACAGATGGCGCCCAACTAATAGCCTATGCCAACGATATTATCCAATACAATGGTACACGTTGGACTGTTTCATTTGACAGCCAGACCGATAATATATTACAATATGTAAGTAATCTCAATACTGGAACGCAATATAAGTGGAATCAAACCCAATGGGTAAAAAGCTACGAGGGCGAATACAAGGAAGGACTTTGGACTCTGGTAATATAGAAGGCGTAGGTACTTTTATCTATTCTACCTCTACTCATAGATATCTGTTCTTACTGCGTAATTCTAGTAAATATTCAGGCACTTGGGGATTGGCGGGGGGCAAGATCGATGCTAATGAGCAGATACTTGGTTCTTTAACTCGTGAGCTCAAGGAAGAACTTGGTTATGAATTCCAGGACGTCAAGGTCATACCTATAGAAAAATTTACCAGCGATAACGGACACTTTAGTTATCACACTTTTTTAATTCCTATAGAAGACGAATTTGTTCCTGTGCTAAATTACGAGCATCGTGGATATTGTTGGGTAGCATTAGAA